GTTCTAGCAGTTAAAGGCATTATGTAATCAATCCTTTTTTCTCTGGTGCAATAATACCACTTGTTGCGGCGGTATATGCTTTTGTTGTTTCTTTGTTTGTTTGTAAAACTGAAACTATTTTATCACGGTGTAAAACAACTTCGCCTTCACTATCTCCAGTAACAGTAAATGGTTGAAATGAAATTTGCTGACCATATACTAATGTTAGTGGTTTTCTGATAACAAAATAATCTCCACTTTCTTCTACAAACTTACCTAACAATTCTTGTCCACCTGTTAGTACAAGTGTAACAATATCGTCTTTGTCGTATCTTCTTTTGTTTTGTAACATCTTTCTTCCCGTATTTATATCGTTAATTATATATGTATTTATTTCCTGTATTTGAGTGTGGAAATAACTTCATTTATATCATACTTTTTGAGAATATCCAAGTCTTTTTTATTAACTTCATCATATTCGCATATCTTACCATTTGCTCTGTTTAAGATATAGCCTTCAGAATACACTACTAGATACATATCACCATAATACATATCATGTACTAGCCATAATTGATTATCTTTTTCTGGAACTGAATGATGTAAAGTATAAAGACAGCCTAATCCGTTACCACTTCTTGTATAATATCCTTCATTTATATACTCCCAGATATCTGGCCAAGTAGTAATATCATCAAAATTGAAGCCGTGTGGATTTGGATCTAGTTTTTCAAACCAATCCATTATATTTTGTAGTTGCTTTTGAGAGAATTCTTTTTGTAGTTCTAGTCTAAGTTGTCGCCACTCATAAAGCAAAGTAGCTTTGTCACGCATTTACATCGTCCATCTTTTAACAGTATAGCTTATCTCTGAGTTATATCCAGTATCTTGTGTATAATAAATTAAAATATTATTACCTTCAATAGACGTAGCAGTTGGAGTAAAAGCAACATCGTTTGTCATTTCTGTAACGATAGTAGCATTGTCCCATACAGGAAGTTTGTGTCTTATAATAACGTTTCCAGTAGCACCTGCTTCATCATCAATCTTAATTAATCCTTGTGCATATGCTAATGCATAAGGTTTATTAGGAGATGTTAGAGAGTGTATTAATTTAACTTCTATTACTTCACCACCAGCCATAGTTGGATTTGTAAAAGTAATATCTTGTCCTGATACTGTCCAATCTGTAGTTTCATTATATACAGTACCGTCTACAACAACACTATCTATTCCGTAACCATTAACATCTAAAGTTTGTGCTATTGTAAATACAGTATCTCCTGCCAACGCATTAAAAGTTTCTGTTATATCTGATGGAGCAAGCCATTCTTTTACATCTGCGATTGTAGTTGAATCTACTCTTATAACATCTTCAATTTTTGACTGAAATTCTATATTTGAAAATTCATCAGTATCAGCAATAGTATCTGAATTTAAATCTTGCCAAATTTCTGTATTATCATCTGTAATCTTAATCTTGCTTATACCTTGAGGCACACCATTAATAACTTTAAGAGTACCAACACGAACAAAAGTATCTGTTGTATCTGATTGCTTTAATGAATAGTCAATAAAAAACGATGTACATTCATTTTTTTCATAACTTAAAAAGTTGCCGCTTGTTCCTGCTAGTGATTTTCTAAAAAGACTTGAACGCTTGCCATCAGTTACATCAAAAATTGTAAGATGCTGGTCTGCAAACATTTGATTAAAAGTGTTTTCTGTTACTACCTCAACATTCGTTCTAGGAACTGCGTACTGACTTACACCAAATTCTGATCCACCAGTAATATTAGAAACTGGCATAGAAGATAAATCTATTACTGTATCTGTTGCATCAACTATTCTAAAATAAAAGTTATCATCATCAGAGAAATTAACTGTTAGAGATTCAATTAAATCGTTTTGGTCACCAGTTACATTTTCTTTATATGAAACTGTTATATCAACTGTTGGTGCTGTAACAAATTTAATTTCTTCAACTGTTCCATTATAATTTGGATGACTTTGGTCGTATATTTCATAATCTGCTGGTGATGTTAAGACATTACCATTTGCATCTGAAATTTCTATACTTGTAGGTGCAGTTGCAGGAAAACTTAAAAGATTAAATTGCGTTTCTGCTCCGTCTGCCGTTATAGTTTCTGTAGAACCTACTTGTTCTGTAGTTGTTTGTCCGTCTGCAATAGGTGTCGTGAAATTAATTGTACCTTCTTTAGTTGTTTCATTGAAAGTATATGAATAATCACTATTTGCTAAAGTTAATTGATAAACTGCATCAACACCGTTATCAACGTCTATAGAGATTGGCGAATGCCATTTGTCTTTTAGTTTTGTATCTGTTACTGTTACACTACTCAAAGCAGTTCCACCTGTATTTGTATTAGTTAATACTACTGAAAAATCTTCTTCTTCTCTTAAAGCAGGCTGAGTTTCATTTATCTTAAGTGTTACTTCGGTGCTTGACGCTCCTACTGTCGCTGATACAATTTCTGCGGTAGTTCTTGTTTCAAATGTACCATCTAAATTTTTATTATATTCTTGAGTTAAAGTATCTCCAGGAGTAAATGTCTGTGTAGTTGTATCAAATGTAACTATCTGTGCAAAGAAGTTCATGGCGTCCATCAATCCATTAACATCTGTTACGTTTCTAATAACTAAATCTTCATCGATAGTAAGTCCTGGCTCTGGGTTATCTTCTGAGTTTAACCAAGATTGAACTACTGCTTGTGCGTTTGCAAAAGGATCAAATTGTACTTCGTTGATAGCTGGGTCAATACCAACATATAATTGGTTAGTATCGGTCGTAAAACCCATTTCTCCAGTTTCAAGAGTACCGGCACTAATATCTTTTCTAAAGCCGCGTCTTAATAATATTTTAACATTGGTTGTGGACATGTAAAACTCCTAATTACTTACATGTATTTATCAAAATACTCTTTAACCTTGCCTGCCCACGCAAGACTATACTTGTCAAATTCATCTTTTTCTACAACAAATTCTTGATAATTGCCTAAATTGTCTGCTTCTGCATCCCAGCCAATCATCATAATTACAATAGTTTTAATATCTGTTCCATGTAATTCATTATGTGCGGCTGAATAAGCGGCACCTTGTAAAAAGTAATCATCAATCCATTCACGTTTCTTTGGTTTACGAGTAGTCTTAAAGTCGATGATAGCAGGCTTACCTTTCCATACTCCGACACAATCTGTCGTACCTGCATATAATCCGGGATAATACAGAGGAACTTCTGTACCCCAAACTTCATCTACATTTGAGAGACCCTTTTCAATAACAATGTCTGATAATTCTTTAGACATCTGATGAATGAGATTTGTACCACCTGGTCTATCTTCTTCAAGAATATACTTTTCAATATGTAAGTGTACTTGTGTACCAATACCAGTTGCTAATTTAGTAATGCGATTTGCTTCTTCATCGCCTACTCTTTTTCTCCATTCATATAATGATGTTTTATCTTTTAATGCGTCTAGTACAGTTGTGACACTCGGCAATGGTTCGCCATTAGGAGTTTGATAGTGTCTACTTCCTTCTATACTGACTCTTTCTAGGGGTTGGTAATTATAACGTTCTGTTAGCATAGTATTAGTATACTACACTTTATTATAAATTGCAATAGTTAATTAGAGATTCTTTTCGATTTCTTCAATCATTGCAGACTTAGTTTTTCTACGGTCTAGCGCCATACCTAAGTTTTCTTCTGCCCAAATGTCTAATTCTTTTTTAGTCATTGATTCAAACACTGGTCTATCACCTAAAGCTACAGATTTTGTTGCTTCGATAACTTTAGCTTTTTCGGCTCTTGCTTCTACTACAACTTCTGGTGTTGCTAATACTTTTTCAACTTCTGTCTGATGTTCTTTAGATTTTGCTTTTTGTTTTTGAACTCTAAGCATAAACTCACGGTGTCTTTTTGCATTTAGAATTTCTTGACGAATTTCTTTTTGTGAATCTGATAATTTCTCTAGACCATTAGCTTTTGCTTTTTCAGACGTATCAACGGCCTTTTTGTTAGCATCATGTTTAGATACAATGTTTGTATTTCCTTTTACAATTAATGGCATTACTTTATCCTCTTCTGTGCAGTTTTCACTGCTAGTTTACTAATCTTCTCTTTGTCTTTATCTGCATCTTGACCTTGACTAGGTGGGGCGCCTTTTAAGTCAATAGTATCTACAGTAACTTTGCTTATGTATTTGCTATTAGCTAACATATCAACTAAACTTTCTGGAGTTACACTGTAACCCATTTTAGTTAATTCATCAACCATCATATCGGTGCCAACGGAACCAATATCATTTGCTTTCAAGCGAACAAGATACGCATTTAAGTCATTGCGTAGTTGTGCTTGATAGTTCTTGTCTTCATTTAAAAGACTAGCAACTTTCATAATTAGTCTCTTTTCGCACGGCCAAGTGGTTCATCAACTTCGCCAGATGATGCTTCATCACCGCCTAGGTCTGCCGCGATATCATCTTCCATATCGTCTTGCATGTCACCGCCAACTTCTGCTGTTGCTGGTTCCATATCACCTGCCGGTGCTTCACCTGAAAGAACTAGAGCCGCATTGTTAACTGCATCTTTTGTTGAACGTGCAGAGTCTAAAAGACCTGCAATCGCTTGGTCAACAGAAGATTTAAATGTTTCTGCCTGCTCTGGCCCATGTGTGTAAGCCATTTCATCTGCTAGTGGACCTAACTGGTCGTTTTGAATTTTACCTAATTTTTCAACAACGTCTTGTAGTTCATCTACGATGCCACGTGCCGCCATTGTAATTTCAGCCTCAGCCGCATCACCTTCTAATAGTTTATTCAACTGGTCTAAAAGTGATTCTTCTAAATTTTCTTCTTTAGGAGCCTCGACTGCTTTTTCTTCGATTTTAGATTCTTCTTTTTTCATCTTTGGTTCCTTTGTTTCTTCGGCTTTCTTGGCATGAACTGCTTTACGTTGTGCGTCTGAAACATACTTGTGTTTGCCACCTTCTGCTAAATCTTGTTCACCGTGAACTTTTAGCAAAGATTTGACAGTTTCTAGCATAAGCATAGTTTCAACATAATCCTTACTTTGATAGTCAGGAGTCATGTCACGCTTTTTCGCTTCTAAGTTTGCTTTAGCCTCACGTAATGAATCTAAGTCGCCTTCAACTTCATAGCCGAAATTTGACTTTAGATAGTCATTTAATCGTGATGATACTGATATAGTATCTGTTTTAAAAAAGTTTGTACTTCTCATGGTATTTGCCCCATTACATAATAGTTATATTATGTATTTATCTTTTTAAATTAAATTCGTGTTTTTTTGGATTCTACTTCTTCAAATATATCGTAGATTTTATCTTTTGCTTTATCCGCCTCTGCTTTGGATCTACTAAATCTAGCTTCTGCTATATCCATTTTTCCATAATCTTGACGTTTTTTAGCTACTTTATATGAATATTTGTATTGTAAAGCATCATAATAGTTTCTTTCAAACACTGCATTTGCTGAAATAATTTTAGTAATCTCATCTGAATTAATCTTTTTACCTTCATTTAAATGAGATACGATTACATATGCAGATTTATACATACGCAATCCTTCGAATAATGTGTCTTTTGTTCTACTATCTAGTATATCATACGCACCATCTTCTGTTTTAATTACTGAATAAAACCCTACATCAACACCTTTTTCGGTTTTTTTTGTAGCTTCATTTAGTGTGGTTGAAACTTTTTTAGCAACGTTTGATGTTGCACTAGAAAAGTTTCTCATGATATTTTCCATTGCTTTGATATCAGCCTGTTTTGGTCCAGGTGATAAATCAACAGCCCCTCCCTGTGTATTAGAAGACTGTGCAGATTCACGCAAACCACTCTTATCTCCGCTCATTGCTTTGAGTATGTTTGCCATTGCACCTACATCTTCTCTTGTTGGTCCCGTCATAATGTCCTCCGTTATACTGTTCTATAGCCTCTTAGGGTAGGCATAAGAACACCTTTGTGTGTCAATCTATCAGCGATTACATGTTCTCTTTCTGATAGTTGAGTTTCATTTACATATTCATTTTCTGAGAAGTATTTAACAACTAAGTCGTTTTCTTCCTCAGTAATCATTACGTAAATACCGCCTAAAACTTCTGTTAATCTCATTTACTGTCCTTTGTTCAACTTATTTAACAAGTTTCTAAACTGTGTTGCTGTCTTTGGATCTCCTGCTAACTGGTCAACTGATGCCGCTTGTTGCGCCATTGCTTTACGTTGAATTGGTGTTAGTGGTTTTCCTTGTCCAGCTTTATCAAGTGCATCCGCGGCCTGTTGTGCAGTTGCACCCCCTAAATTCTTTTTACCTAAACGCATCATTGCTTGTGCTTTTTTAGTTTTGTTTTGAGGATTATTATCACCTTGTGATTGCGCCTGAGCCATTGCTTGACCTTGCTGAGATGCTCTCATCTCGCCTGGAGACATTGTTCCGCCTGTATTGTATTCATTAACTGGATAATACTTATCTAGCATTTTCCAGTATTCTTCGTAGTCATAAACTTTATCGTCAACTTCTACGTCCATTGGATACGCATCAAAATGTTTTTTGTGGTCATCAACATAATCTTTAATATCTGCCGCAATTTGTTTTTCATCTTCATTTACTTCTTCTGCGACTTCTTCATTAGTGATTTTAACTGGTACTGAAATAGTTGCACCTGATTCTGGATCTAATATAACCATACGTTCTTCGCCTGGTTTATCGTTTTTAAAATCATTGCTAACTTTTTCAAATTCGTCTTTAGAAATGTGTACAACGTTACCATCGTAATGATACTTTGTTTCTTCAAGACCAAGACCCAATATCTTTCTTGCTCTTTCCATTTCTACTTGTTTAACTGCTTTTGATAGTTCGATGTAATCACGGAAGTTCAAAGTTTTTAATCTGTCTCTGACAACTTCTTCTTTCTCACCAACTAAATCTGCTATGTCGGCAATCTTGTTAGAAATATCTTCGTTCATTGATTCAATAATATCTTTTTTTAGTTCCATGTTAGTACCCTCATCGTCTATTCAAAGTTTTTAATCTTTTACTTGCTGGGTTCATACGTCTTGTCATTTTTGACTTACGTGCCAATCTTGCACCCATTTTTGCTTTTGTTCTAGCAAGAGTAAATCTTTTCTTAATGTCAACTGGCTTAAAACAATTACTTGGATTAGAAACTGTTTTGCCTTTTAATCTTCCGCTACCACAACGATATTTACGCACAATTTGTTTGCCCTTACGAGCATAAACAAGTTTTGCTTCAAATACATCATCGTAAACTTCCGATAATTGCATTAATTCAATCCTCCAAAAACAGTTGTTAATAATGCTAAAAGCATTGTTGCGAATAACGTAGAACTTGCCCAGATAATAATCTTTTTAAGTTCAGATAGTCCTTCTTTTGTTTCAGAGGCATTTTTTTCAATAAGACCTTCAAGTCTATTGATGCTTGTATCTAAATTTTTAAAACGTTCATGTGCAACTGCAACATGAGTTTCTAAACTTTCTGTTTCTAGCTGTGCTAGTTTTGTGTCAATTTCTGACATGATATACTCCTACTTGGGAAGTCTTGTCCCATTGTTTGTATTTATCATTTATAATCAGAAATTTTATATACTATCTAAACTTAATATATTCATCTTTCTCTGGTTTACGCTCTATTTCCCACATTTTTCCAACATGAGCAAATGTATTGACCCATTGATTTGTATGTAAATTAAGTGTTCTTTTTAACGATGAACCATATCCAAGACCCAAAGACAAGTAAATATCTTTGATATTATCTACTTCTAGCTTGTCTGTAATAGCATTAACATGTTCATAATTCCAGTTAAAACACTGACAATACCCTGTATCTAATCCTTTTGCTTTTGCTGATAGAATTATATTAGATGATGCTATCCCTGTTTCCATAGAACTTATAAAATGTGTATTGTAGACTTGTGTTTCAAAATCTGTCTCTGGATGTCCTAGTGTCGAAGGATCACCTTCTCTATTCCAGTACACATTTCTTCTTGTAAAAATTATTAAATAAGGTGCTAGAACCTGTGTGTTATATTCTACTGGTGTTTTGTATGGTTCTCTGATACAAAATTCATTGAAATGATTTCTAAATTCTGTATCTGACCAATCAAATATATGTATGTTATATCTAACTAAGTTTTGTTTTGAGGAAGAACGTTTATGTACCTCAGACATTATTTCTTCAACAATGTCTTTGGATACTTCTTTATCCATGTCCCATGTTGTTGTTTGTACTCTTTCGTTTATCAGTGTTTCCCAATCCATGATAAACTCAATTACTACAACAAGTCAGACATTACAAATTCAATGTTAGCTGGATGTGATAGCGTTACGCCATCGATTGTGATGCCTTCAAACAATTCTTTTAGAACTGATACTGAGTCACCGTTTCTTTCGAAAACTCTACCATGCTCGACTGCAAATTTAAATAAAAACCCTGCACCTGTTAATGATGGTGCTAGACCTCCTAGGTTAACGCCGATTGGATTATTCATGATAATCGGTTGTGCTACTAGTGAAATTAAATTTACACAATCATCAAAGTTTTGCTGTGTTTGGTCTGCTACATTTCCTGTTGCAGTGATATCTAAACCACTGACGTACAATGTATAAAAATTTATATTACCGCCTAAAGTCTCTCCTGCACTAGCGGCACCATGTATCTTTGCCATATTGTTTTCTCCAATATTTTAATTATATATGTATTTATCTATGAGAAGTATTTATAATAAAAAAGGCCCACTATAAAGTGAGCCTTTTAATACACGCAAAGTGTGGGGTTGGACTTACGTCCAGGGGGGTAAAAATTAGTATGTGAAATCAGCCACTGAGAAGTCAGCACCTAGAGCCGCATCTAAACCAGCGGCATCCCATGCGCCGTTGTTTTCTACTGCGATTCTTACATCGTTACCGTCGATAGCACCAACTAGTACTACTGTTGCACGTGTTCCTGCACCTTCAATGATTGCTTTCATGTCGCTTGCCGCCATACCAGTTTTTGTAACTGTGTAGTGATTTAAGTTACCTGTTAAAAACTGACCTGCGTCATATGATTCATGTACTTTTGCCATTTTAGTTCTCCTAAATAGAATTTACTTGAGCATATTTATACTGCTCTATGCTTTTATTTATCATTTTTTGCTAAAAAACGGGTGTTACGAGGACTTCTTATATCTTGGAGATAAGTCTCTTCCCTTGTTTCTTTCACCACTTTGATAGGAAGTTTTACCTAAAAACCTACCAGCCTTATTTGCGGCTACGGCCGCGGCTCCAAATGCCGCTACTTTAGTGATTGGCTTGTCCCAAATGCTTTTTACAACAGATTTTGTCGATTTTGTGTCTTTATACATATAATTTCCACGCTTTTGGAACGATTTTAACGCTGGCATTAACTCACTACGCATTGCTTTTGCACGTGTATATTGCATCATTCTTGTAGTAACCAATGCTTTTTGGTTCTGATTTAGATTATCCCAATCACCAATAAGTCTTCTCATTGATTTCAACATGCCATCTTGTACATTTAAATCACGTTGAAATCTTAATAACATTCTTTGTTCAAAACCTGCATCTGATTTACCTGCACCAATATGTCCTAAGTATCTCAATAGGTCTTGTTTCTTTAAGTTAATTCTTTGAATAGCAATACTATCTCTTGGGTCAGTATATTCTATGCCTTTACCCATTAAACGATGTAGTGTTGCATATAAGTCAGTTCCACTTGTTCTAAAGTAATCAAAGTTACGATATGCTATCGTTCTGTTAGCATATTCTTTTGCCAATGGAGCAAATTCATAATCTTTGTTAAACATGTTTAACTGCATTAGATAAGCAAATGCTAGTTCACCTGCATCTGATACGTTAAGACTATTCATATTCTGTTTCGTTCTGAATAATCTACTTTCTGTAAGTGTATTAATTAATTTTAACTCGCTCATCTTCTGTTCCTTGAATCCAATACTTCTTTACACTTATCACTTGCGTAAGATTGAAACCATCTTGGTGCAAACGCATGAAGAAAACATGCATAAGCGGCTTTTTCTAATTGCCATGATACCCACATAGCATGTTTAAAATGTTGCCAACGTGTTTCGCCGACTTCTTCTAGGTGTAATTTGCATTTTTTACTTAACATCTTAATCTCTCGGTGCAAAATTTGCCGCACTAAACTCTAATCTATCTACAATCTTCATTGCTCTACCAATATGGTCAACAATGACAAAGCCTTCTGGATCTGTAACTTTAAGTGAACCATCTGGCTGTTCAATAAAACTATCAATCGCTTTTATGTTTTTCATCTTTTGCTGAAACATCATCTTAACTGCCTCAGTTTTTAGATATGCTTTGTACATATCAGCGATTTGCTTCTTATTATTATTTATAATTTCTGATACTTGTGATTTAGCCGCTAATTTTGCCTGACCTGCTTTACCTTCTGGTCCTGTTTTTAATTTAGCAACTGCATCATCAAATTTTTGTTCTAATGCAACTAAAAAGTCTTGTGCAAATTTATCTGCGTCTTGTTCTAGTGCCTGACCTGAACGAATTGGTTTATTTGCATGTGCCTTAATTGCATCTACTAGTTCAATACCTCCAATTTTTTGATTTAATGCTTTGAATGTATTAGCATCAACTGACATTGAACTTAATTCTTTAATTGCTGAACGTATCTTTGCACTATTTTCTTTAGATAACTGTACTTGACCTGTAACATCTTTAATTCTTGCATCTGTAAACCAAACTTTTGAAGATGGTCTTAGTTTACTAGCATCAAATCCGAATGTTGCTTTCATTTCTTCCATACTATTGCCTGAATAACTTGTATGGAAAACAATACCAATATCAGCCGCCATCATTTCTTTTGCTGTTTTGCTATCAGCAGGAACAACATAAGTGATTGTATTTGGTTTAAATGCAATATGAGGTTTGCCCTCAATATTAACTTGTTTCAAGTCACCTTTAGTGAATAACAAGTCACCTTGTAATACACCTTCAATACCTAAATCTTTTAAATGCTCTAGTGATGAATTTAATTTACCACGTAAACCAGCTTTACTATCTAGTTCGCCATTTTTAGTTACATCAGGATGATTTGTTTCAATATCTTCTGGAGATTTATTTAGTTTTGGTGTTTTTGCAAACACGCCTTTTGTGCCTACAAAGAATTTGCCATCTTCTGGATCAGTACCAGCAAACACAGCCGGCGATCCGTCCCATTTTGTAGTTACTGCATCACCGCCACCTTGACCATCTAGTGTGTTTAGTAGTTTAGTAAATGTACCTACTACTCTTTTTATACCTTCAGAACCTTGTATAAACACAAGTTCTTCTGCATGGTCTAAGTGTGTATTCTTATCTTCTTCTTGTAGGTCTGAATCTAATAAGCCTTTCATCTTTTTATGAAAGCCAACTTGTTTCTGACGTGGTTTTCTTGGACCTCTAAATCTACGCTGTCTGCCTTTACCTAAAATATCTTTTATTTTCATTTTTTGTCCCCAATAGGTTTTTCGCCAGTTAGATGAGGCTTAGCAAACCAAAGTCTAAACCATTCGTCTGTGCCAGGTTGTATATTATGTTTCTTTTGGAGTCTAGATTTTTCTGTACCAGTGTAGGATATGTTCTCTTGCTGAGTTTCCTCAGGAAGATATGGCTTGTATATGCCTGCTAGTATCTTTAATTGTTGTAATTGTTTTTCAAAATCCATTACTTCTTAGCCTTAACACTGTTTATACCACGTTTAAACTTTCTAATATCACCAGAACGAATGCTATTAACAAGTCGTTTCTGTAAATCTAACGCAACATCTTCATCGAATTCACGATTAATGAATTCAATAAGATTGATAGCACCAGAAATTAGATTTTCGCCTTTTTGTTCTACAAATCTTTCACGTTCATTAGAATACGCTAAAGAATTTAGTTCTTCAAAGAGACTTTTTCTAGGTTTATCCATTGGTATTTCTCCGTTCTACTGTATTTATCAGTTTTCGTCAAAAGGAGAACGTGTCTTGGTCTTTAACATTGCTCTTAAATTCTTTGCAACGTCTGTCTGTTCTTCGGATTTTTCTTGGGTTTCTGCAACTACTGTAGTCTTTTTTCTTAAATTATCCATGATATTTAACGTAGATGATATCTGTGCGCCATCACCATCGTCAAAACCTTCTGAATTATCATCTGTAATCTTCAAACTATCTCTATCAAATAGTAGATTAATCTTACTTCCTACACCACTTGATGAACGAGTTTTAAGTAATTGTAACTGATATTGTCCACGTTCACGCATTGCTTGGCTTGTGAAAATACCAATAACATTATCCGCAGTTTGAATTTTTGATATACCACCTGCAATATGCGAATGGTCAAACTCAATTTCTTCAACTGCACTTCTGTTTAACTGCGATGCAGTTACCATAACTGTCTCTGTTTCCATTGCAAAGTTACGAATTTCTTCTGTAACATATTTGTCTTTGATAAACAAGTCGCCAGCTGGAACTTTCTTTGTTGCAGGCATCAACAAATCAAGATAATCGATACACATACAATCTACTTTTTTGCCTGTTTGTATTTGTAATTCTTTTAGATATGAACGTAAATCATTAACTGTAGAGCCTGATGGAAGATATTTCACTCTCAACATACCAGACTTTTTACCTTTAGTCTTAACTGCTAATTCAACATCATCTAATTCTTTAAAAATTCTTTTCGTACTTCTGTCTGTAAGCATTGCGTCCATACGCATACTTGATAATTCTTCTGAAAGTTCAAGAGTAAAGTAAACAACATTCATTCCAAGTTCTGCCCAATTCAAACTCATGTTTTGCATGAACAAAGATTTACCTGCACCAGAACCACCTGCAAAGATTGATATTTCACCACGATTAATACCACCATAGAGTTTATCATCTAATGCTTTCCAGCCTGTAGATATCTGTCCGTTGTTGTCTTTTAGTTTTTCAAGTCTTGCTCTAGGATCTTCAAAGTAATCTGTACCTAAAGAACGTGCAAGACCAATCTGAACTGCATCTTTAATTCTAGTTTCTACTTCACCATACTTGCCAGTTTCAAGTAAGTCTGCACTATCAATGATTGCTTTTTCGATTGCTTTATGTCTACAGAAAGTTTCAAATTCATCAATGAACCAATCTGTATGTTGTTCTATGTTATCTACTTTTTCAATCTCTTGTCCTGTTTGTGCTTTGATAATTTCAGGAGTAGGAATAGTTGAATATTCTTCTGAATGCTCAACCAATAAGTCAACTACTTTTCTTATACTTCTATCAAAATAATTAGGCTTTACGATGCTACGAACTCTGGAGTATAACTCTGGATCTGATAACATAAATTGTACAAACAATTTTTGTAAATCTGAACTATAATCTTTTACTTCTGACATGTTTCTCTCATATGTTTCTTTTATTATATTTCCTTTCGATACAAATGTCAAGACCTATCATGCTTTCGCCAATCTTTTCTTTTATTATATTCTTGTATCGTTCTATCTATTATAATTGCTAGTGCAACTATACTTAGTCCACTTATCAATCCTAATCCCAAATAACCATTTCCTACGGCTGTCATTACTTGTGAACCTAATCCTCTAACTCCTATCATAGATGCAATGATAACCATTGCTAATGACATCATAACTGTTTGATTGATACCACCAAATATTGTAGGCTTTGCTAAAGGCAATTCAATAGTAATTAATTTTTGATGCCATTTTAATCCTAGTGCATCTGCTGATTCTATTAATTGTTTATCAACTTCTTTAAGCCCTAGATTTGTAAATCTAATAACTGGTGGTATTGAGAATACACATATAGCTATAAGTCCTGGTATTTTTCCAAGACCAAATAACATTACTACAGGTATTAGATATACAAAACTAGGTATTGTTTGCATTAAATCAAGAACAGGAGTTATTATTCTCTCTGCTTTCTTTTTATAATACATCAATACACCAATAGGTATGCCTATAAGAACACAAATAGTTGTAGCAACAATAATGATGCTTAATGTTCTCATAGTATCGTCCCACATGCCTAGCAAACCTATACATATGAAACTTAATACAGAACCTATTACTAGTTTATAGTTTCTAGCTACACGCCATATCAATATAGCAACTATAACTAAAAATATATACCATGGAATTATTAGTAAAAATTTTTCTAGGTATATTAGAAACCAGTGAATTGGAGAGAGAACATCTGTAAGAGTCTCTCCCCAACTACTCGCAAAATTACGAAATGCATTGTCGATTGCTTTC